GGAATGTCACGGTGAATGAACACAGCTCAGAATCTGAATAGGACAGCGTATCAGTAGTCATGCTGGTAATCATACAGTTTCGCATTTTTGTTTTTCTGAATGAATCAGTGGGCTGTAAATTGGAAACTGTAATTGACGGTATAAAGTATTTGTCAACTGATGGCATCGGTGTATATCCAATATCAGTTTCAAAATTGGGAAGGGTTACATTGTTGGTTTCGAATCCACTATCCCCATTATTGGACATGGGAGATATCCCAGTACCTGAATTATAATATCGTTCGGTATATGGCTTAAACACATTATCCATAAAATCATTATCAAACGTGTCATAAAATGAAATAGTACATTCACCATAGTTCATCTTGGTTTGCACTACTCGTTTGATATTATACTGATTGATTATTTGAGTTTCAAAAGAAATGTCAGGGAGTGAAACATCTTTGATTTTTTCAAATATTCTATCTGAGGTATTGTTTCCCAATTCCATTGACATTTGAAAATTGAATTTGAATCGAGGAACTGAAAGCATGGAATCTCCTTGTCCCATGCTTCCAAATACTCTTGTCGCTTGATTGGTAATCAACAGTGCCATTCAATTAAACTTATGATCCGCCGCCAGTAGCGGCACTCAATTGAGTCTGGGTAAACTCACCGCTCAATTGGTCATTGCCACGTATGGTATGAGCAGCATTATCATAACGCAATGTCACAGAAATAGTAACTGGCTCTGATGCCGAATAATCATTGTTACCATATTCCACGTTCTGTATGAAGCACCCTGCTAGGTCCCATGTGTCCAATACTGCAAGATCAGTATCACCAATTGGGCTGCCGTTTGTACCATCCAGAGTTTCAATCTTTGTGGTAAACTTGAAAGCAGATGCGGAACGAGCTACACTCTGCGACTGCATGTCAATTTGTTGATTTAGCTGCCTGTCGATTGCAGTGACAGTGGTGGAATCAACGTCATCACGCATAACGATATTGATTGAGTTCCACTCATGCTTACCGGGCATATATATCTTGGAGTTATATACATCCATTGCTATTTCTGGGAAGGTCAGAGTGGGTCGAGTGGCACTTACTACATTACCAGTAATCAATGTGCCGCCATTGATAACAAAGGTTACTCTGAATCTGTTTTGTAGTTTTGGCATTAGTGTAAGAGTATTCCCGCTCGATGAAGGAACACTCAGATTTGTTAGAATGGCCATTTGTTAAACTCCTTGATATTTCTTTCAAGTATTTACCTATTGTATCATATTATCTTGTTGACAAAAGAAAAAGCGGACTAGTCCGCTTTTTCAATACTAGTTCAATTGGATATACTTAGGCTGAATTTATTTCACCAGTTATTGTGGAAGAACCTGTTGCCACCAATCTAATAGGAATATAGATTGCTTCAATGCTCTTAGTTGGCACAATTGCAACGTCCAACCAAAGTTCATTACGGTCAATTCGCAATGGTGTGTTGTTTGTTGAGTCACATACCACTGCAAAATCTGTTATACCGCGTTTGGCAACAATATCAAACAGGAATTTTTCATATACTGATTTGGCACGATCACGGGTTGGTTTGTCGTTTTGCTCAAACAGGAAAGGACGACCAATTACCATGAATCTTTCTCTGAGATATGCAGTTAATCTTGCAACGTTGATTCGGTCTAATGCGCTGGAAACAGGGTGCAATGTCTTATTTCCAAATACCACAAGGCCCTCGTCTGGGAAATTGACAATTGGATTTACCTTGTTTTGATATAGTACATCTCGCTGACCTTGGCTCAGACTAACGGAAGTAAATTCATCTTCTGAATTAATATAGCCAACTGCTTCTGCATTCTGTACAATACCACGAGTTAAACCAGCCGCCGCAAACCAAGGCCATGCAATGTTGTCATTGAATGATATCTGATATAACATGATATGACTTGCAGGCACAGTAGTTGTGAAACCAGCCGGAGTAGTTGCTCTACCTGATGGATAGAATACACCAGAGTATGTGTTTTTGTTGATCAAACCATCTTCGCCATTTTCAGTTGCGTTCTGTCCTTGAATCCAAGCTGGAACATTAGCAGGAGACAAGCGCATGGGTGCGTCAACCAATATGAATCCTGTTTCACCTCTGTCTGAATTCACAGAAATCATTTCATCATATAGTTCAGGATAGTTTGGCGCGGCAAGTATAGTGAAACGTTGTGTTTCTTCACGCAATTGGTCATTGCCTGACACTGCTGCTTGCATGGCATTTGTGATTACCTTGCGCTGTGCATATCGACCAAAGGATCCGGAACCATCAGCATTATTTACTGCATAATTTCTCCATGCTGAATCAGCTGAACTATAACGTCTCACAGTATTTGCACTCTGTGCCATGTTCACTGCCAGCATACCATCTGGATATAATAGAGGATTTGGTGCATTGTCGATCAATTGCGTGATTGCGCCGGCACTTGTTGCATCAGTAATATCAGCAAATACCACACCGGTTTCAGTGGTCTGATCCGTGTTATCATGTGCGACCCATACGGTGCCGCTCCATGCACTCAATGCAGGATAGCTTCTATCGGATGCAGACAGATCAACCCAAATATCACCGGCTTCCAGCGCCGTGGCGTCTGCTCGCAATGATGGCTTTACTGCATTGTATAATACAGTTTCGGTTGCAGCACGTTCCCAACTAGTGGATCCACGTATTAGGATATCGAGATCAAATTTGCCATCATTAAACCAAATTTCACCATCGGCAGTGACACCAATTGGCTCATTTGGTTGTACTAGGAAAACACCTTCAATTGATGTTGCTGCACCAGCGGCTGTGAATTGAATTTCAAATCCACCTTCGACCAATGGAAGTAATTTCAATTGAGAATCGCCATTAATAAGAGTAGTAATGACAGGTAAACTGAGACCATCCTGTGCAATAAAGTCTGCGCTGCCCACTGTATCTGTAACACCTTGAACAGTGACATCTTCGAATACACCAGCAATATCTGCACGGTACAGCAAGAAGTCCACGCCACCGCCTGGGTTTGTTGTTTTGATCCAAATATCACCAACGCTTGGGTTTGCAGGAGCCTGATAATGCGTGCTATATGTTACCGTGTCGGTATATGAGTCATTCAATAGTGTCCAATTACCGCCTGCTGTGATATAATACTTCACTAGTATTTCAGAGGATGTTTTAGCAACTACAACTGCATAATCTCCATTGGCCGATGTTGAAGTCGGAGGAATGTCCGATGTTTTAGACTCAACAACCACAGACTGCTTGACCCAGCGTAGACCATTCCATTCATGTACACCATATGAACTACTATCTGAATCCAACCAGAACGAACCAAATGTAACTGGACCCGATGGCTCACTAGTAACAGGTTCCAGCTTGGCCAGGTCAATATCAGCCCGTACTACATATGCCAGAGAACCCTGTCCCAGATATGAATAAACAGCATTCAGCCCATATTCATGCGTCTCGTCGCCCTCAATCGCAGAAGTAGTGCCTGTTCTAAATTTGGGTGATCCAAAAAATTGAGTCAATTCACGTTGAGAAGTAACAGTGACTACTCGTCCAGCATTGCTTGGTTTTGTGAAAAATGCCATGCCATCTGCGTATGTTCCAGTTGGGTCTGTCTTGTTGCTTCGTGTGGCAAGAATTACCAGTGGGATAGTTCCAGTACCTGGTGAGCCGTATGCGCTCTCATCAGTGACGGATACTGCAACCCCCGGTGATTGTAAAATTGTAGCCATTCTATATCTCCTTCAAATGCGCTTTTCTATATTTAGCGAAATATGCCAGTTGTGCTCTATTTGGCTATTATAGCTGTGTTTATCAGTATATTGTTATACCAAATTGCCGAATTTGGGTCTTTAATTTAGGAGTCAATTCCAGTATATCATGAAATTCTTTTTCTCCCCAAACAAGCCAACATTCACTGTCGTCTTTTGTGCGACTCATCACAGCTTTTTTTATCTGGTCAAGTATATGTATTTCTATATCGGGATCATTATGCATAATAGCCTGAACCCTGGTTTCATGATTTACTGTCAAGTCTATTATTTGAAAATCACTGGTATTGAATTTTATCATGAACCTATTCATCATCCAATAATAAATCCATACCCCGTATTGGATGCAACGAAGTTTCGCATTTCCATTTCCAATCTTTCGAGATCTTGAAATGCTTCTGCTTTGAGTGCATCTCCGTTCAGTGTAGTGCCTCCCTGAGGTCCTGCTATTGCACTAAACTTACTTCTTGCTTCTCCAAGGCTGAGTTTTACCATGGCAACAGCATAATCTTTAATCCATGGAAATGCATAGGTGTCATTTAATAAAACATCATCTGGTTTATAATTAAATACATGAAGGAATACGTCATCTTCTGCACGCATACGTCTTTGAATGTATAGTTGCTTTGTTGATGTATTCCAAGTAAAGTTTAGCTCACCACCGAACATCCTACTTAGAAGTTCTCTGTGTTGGGCTAATGCATCATATACTGCAAGTCCACCGGCCCTACCTGAGTTCAACATATAATTGTTCAAGAACTGAGCTTCAAATGGTTCAAATTCTTGCCCACCAGTACCAACGCCCATGGATTTTCTGTATATTTGTTTGACTTCAATTATCTCATCAGGCAAAGTGTAGACTTGCCGCTCTGGTTCCAATTTCATATAGATGAAACTTTCATCAACTGCATTGTCACTGCGCTGTCTGAATCTACTCATTGCATCGTTGATTGCTACTTGGTAATGCTCTTCATCTAATTCAACATCGACCATACCAGAGCCCAGTCTGATTTTGATTTCTTTGATCAATGCGTCTCTGTCATATCTTTTGTCTGGCATGGTAATCTCCAATTTCTGTTACTGATATTTACCTGAAATATCAGGTAAATAGAACAAAATGCGAAACAAGGACATTATTGATATGCCAAGACTGAGTATGTGGAAACCAAATAAAACGGCTGATTATCATTTCATGGATAGAACAATCCTTGAACAATTTAAGATTGGTGGTACGGGAGTATTAGTTCATAAATTTATCGGACCAGCAGTTGGTGGAGTAGATGACGTCAGTCTACCCAACTATCAAGAAGGAGACAATGCCAATCCGTTCGGATGGGTGGATGAAACTTCAATTCAAGACTTGACGTTATTGGAAACACGAGATAGAAAATATAGTGATTCTGTATATGAATTGCGTGGAATATACAATGTCAATGACAACGACTTTGATCTGACACAATTTGGTTTATTTTTAACACAGGATACCATATTCATATCATTTCACTTGAACGACATGATCGAATGTTTGGGCAGGAAGTTGATGCCAGGTGATGTGCTTGAATTGCCCCACTTGTTGGATGAGACTTTACTGGATGCCAATTCTCCTCCCATACCCAAGTTTTATGTCATACAAGATGGAAACAGAGGCAGCGAGGGATTTTCACAGACTTGGTGGAGTCATATCTGGCGGGCAAAAATGGGACCAATTACTGACAGTCAAGAATTTTCCAGCATATTGGGGGATGCAAAGGACGACGATAGTCTTGCCAATGCCATGAGCACTTATAATAAATCATTGGAGATTAACGAAAAAGTCAGAGATGCCGCTGTGAAAAACGCACCATCCTATACTAATCCGTCACAGGATCATTTGATATCAGACAGTGATACAATAACCAATACATTTGATAACACACTGCCATATGGTTCTTCTTTCCCAATGGAACCCAATCAATTGGATAAATTTATAAGAGACGATTTTCTCCCTAGGCGACTGTTTGAAAGAGTGGGAACTCGTTGGAATAAAATAGCAGACGAAGGAAGTTCAAACGATTGGTCAGTTACTACATTCAACGCTGGTCCTTATATTAAAGACAATAACGTCGATGTATCAGTTGATTCTAGAATTTTTGCAGAACGGGAATCAATAAGCAATCCCATTCCTGCTCTTCCCACAACCAAGGACACATAATCCTCATGGACTATTTTTACGATAAACAGATTAGAAAATACATCGTTCAATTCATTAGAATATTTTCAGACTTTAAATCACAACGAGGGTTTGGTCAAGATGGCAGTGCCTTATTGAGAACTGTTCCAGTGAATTATGGTGATCCTTCTAGGATTGTTGCTCATATCATGAAGAACAATAGTGAAAACACTATTAATACCGTGCCATTCATTAGCGTATATATCACCGACATGCAAATGGCCCCAGACAGAAGAACACACCAAAAACACAATGTGTCTGCGTATGTGACTGAAAAAGAATATGATGCTGAATTGGGAGAATACACTGACCAGCCTGGAGAACGGTATGAAGTCAAACGACATGCGCCAGTACCATATAACATAACCATAAATGTTGATGTATGGACCAGTAACAGCAATCAGAAATTTGAATTACTGGAACAGTTACTGGTATTATTCAACCCACATATAAATTTACGAACCAATGACAATCCAATAGATTGGAGTAGTCTTACATATATGGAAATGACATCATTACAGTGGTCCGGTAGAAGTATTCCCAGTGGGGCAGATGATGTAATTGATGTCGCTACTTTGCAATTTAAAATACCTGTACTGATAAATCCACCAGTACAAGTCAAAAGACAGCGTATGATCCACACCATAATCAATAAATTAGACATGTTGAATGATGAAAACCTGACACTGTTTAATGAAAAGGAATCCTTCGAAAGTCAATTCACATCATACATAATTGTTACACCTGGTCAGCTCAAGGCAAAACTGCAAGGAGATACTGTCACTATGATTGATCAAAATAATATATTGGATCAATTGAATTGGCAATCATTAATTGAAGGATATGGTGAATTTCAACCTGGGTACAGTCAAATCAGATTCAGAAGAAACAATGACGTAGAGGATGATTCAAATGACATCATAGGTACATTTTCATTCAATGAACAAGATCCCAGTAAATTACTAGTGACGCTGGATCCAGATACCATACCAAATAATACACTGGGTACAATTGATGATGTGATAAATCCATTGGAAAGTTATCCCGGTGATGGTGATTTTGCAACTCCAGCTGTAAACCAGAGATATCTTATTACCCAAGATATTTCATCCCAGTCTTTATGGCAGATCACGGCATTTGCCAATGACATTATAATATTCGATGGGACTACATGGAGTGTGTTCTTCTCAAGTGGCGACAATCAGTCAATTGAAACAGTATACGACAATCAGTCTGATAGTCAATTGGAATGGGATGGTACCTCCTGGCGGAAAAGTTATGATGGGATATATTCTCCTGGATATTGGAGACTTTACTTATGATCACGGCATCTGGGGGTATATTTCTATCGTTGGAAACCAATAGAGTTTGTTTACAGATGAGAAGCGGTGACGGATCATATCCAGGTACCTGGAGTTTTTGGGGAGGCAAGTCTGAAGGAATGGAATCTGCACTTCAAACACTGATTAGAGAAATTTCAGAAGAAGCAGGCAATAATCTACCTGATTTTAAAAGAATATACCCATTACATCAATATGTGAGTAGAGACAAGCAATTCATTTACAATTCGTTTGTGATTACTGTCGATCATGAGTTTATACCAACATTAAATCATGAAAGTACAGGATATACTTGGACTAATATTGACACCTTGCCCAAACCATTACATGCTGGTGCAAGAGTAGTATTGCGTTCATCTTCTATATTGAAAAAAATTAAAACAATGGGCATGTCTACTTTTCAAGATTGACATGCCCATTGATTTTATTTTTCTTAACGATATTTGATTGCCCATATCAATCCATATCAATGGTTATAAGCATATCTCGAGTTGGTAGTCATGGAAAAAGCGCCCTAGGGCGCTTTTTCAGTTGTTTAACTTTCAGTATTAGCTGAAAGATAGGTTGCCTGCGTTTACAGCAATCTTGTTCAGATAGTCTGCTGCGTTACCCAAGCTGGATGCAGTGTTGGAAAGCTCAAGGTATCCATAACGTGTTAGGAAGCCAACTGTTGGCTCGAACGTGTCCGGATCAAGAACCGTACCTGTGCTCATAAGCGGGATATATGGGCAATAGAATGCAGGAGCATCTGTTTCCGTTGGGCCTTTATAGCCAACCAGGATATCATCGTTGTTTGCATACTGGTTAACATACACCTTCATGACGTTGTTCAGCGTACCGACCATTTTAGTGTTGGTTGGGGCTTCAAATGCGCCTTCAGTTGTACGCGCAAACGCGGATGTGGTCGCACTCTGTAGAACAGTTAGGATGGTTGGGCTTACGACCAACCAGTTACCAGCGCCACGACGTGTGCGAGCAGCAATATCATTTGCCGCTTTGTTGATCAGAACAGCAAGTGCTGCGTGCTCATCACCAACGAAAGTAGCAGTACCGGATACCGCAGCTTGGTCAAAAGTAGAACCAGCGGGACCAGCAAGTGCGCTCAGGCTACTGAGGATCTCTTGGTCGATTTCAGTAGTAATTTCCTGTGCTAGTGCAGCCATGATTTCTGCTTCAACATCAAGACCATGCATTGCTTGAGCATCCTGAGCAGCTTCGAAAGTCCAGCGTGCGCTGAGTTTACGAGTTTTAGCTTCTACAGTCTGTCTCATGACTTGGATGTTTAGCTTACGGCCTGGAACACCTTCAAAGGCGCTTGTGGCATCTGCACGAGCAGTCGCAGCGTTACCTGAGTAGCCATTTGCAATCTTGAATGGGCTTAGAGCCTCTTCGCCTGCAACGGCACCAGCAGCAGATTCAGCATAACGTACACGAAGTGTATGAATCTGACCAACGGGACCAGTCATTGGCTGTACACCAATTAGTTCGTTGGCAATAACGGTTGGCATAACCCGACGGATAACAGGAAGAATTACCTTGTTAAGTGTCGCAATGTTGCCGGCCATAGTGGAACCAGTTGATGCTGATTCTGTAAGGCTTCTCCGGGTGTTCTCAAGAACAGTCTCCATGACTTTCTTGCGGTTACCAGTCAGGCCGTCCGTGAGTGCTTCGCGGGTTGCTGACCAATGTTCAAATAGTTTGTCTGACATGTTTTCTCTCCTTAGCTTAAATTCCAGCTAATTTTCTAATTCTAATTATATCGGCTGAACCATCAGTCTCTGACTCTGTTCTCGAAGCCTTATTACCCGTCAACACTCGCGCGCCTTCGGTCAGCTTTGCCTTCTCGCGGGTTGTAACTTTACTGCCTTCAGTCAAGACTGTTGGAAGATATTTCTCAAACGCTGTTTCCAGTTTGCCCGTTGCCACGGACTCCAAAAGAGAACTCATTACTGCCCGATGATCTCTGCCCAATGGTTGTAGCATTTCGGAAAGCTTTTCTTTCCTGACACTACGGTCTTCTGCAATACGCAAGAGTCTTTTGGACTCCATGATTGCTTTGTCTTTAGTGGCAATGATCGTTGCATTCTCAACAGTTTTGGCCTGTGCTTCTTTAAGCTTTCTGTTAAGTTTTGAAACTTCTGTTCCTTCGTTCAATGCGCTTGTCATGAATTCAGTTGCAAAGGTTTCGTATATTTTACGTCCAAAGTTATTCTCTTTGGCAATACGAATATCTTCTTTAAGAACTGTGAGTTCACGATTAATTGTGCTCTCCAGTATTTTTTCAACCTTAACGGCTGATTTCTTAATAAAGTTACGTTTTGCTTCCAGAATGGCTTTTTTGCCCTCTTTGGTTAATCGTACTCGTTGCTCCACAAGTGCTTTTTTATCAATGTGGAATTCGTTGATTTCTTCGGTCAGCTTGTGAATTACAAATTCTTCCAGCTTGGTGAAGTTTTTCGTTTGTTTGTTTCTGTCTTCTCTGAGTTCAGCAACTTCTTTGCCAAGTGCAGACGTAATGAACTTGTCCAATTTTGCAGTGTGCTCACGAATGGCTTTTTTATAAGCAATCCGATCTTCGCGAAGCTTGCGCTTATCGCCTGCAAATTCATCTAGTTCTGTCTTAATTGCATCGTTCAACATAGCATCCATTGCTTCCACAATTTGGGCTTTGTCGTTTTCATAACGGGATGCAAACTCTTCTCTAAGTTCGGCTGTGATATCCTCACGTGCTTCGCTCATTGTTTGCTCCCATGCTTCAGCAATTGCAGTTTTTGCTTCGTCAGAGAGTACTTCAGAACTCAGTAATTTTTCAATATTTTGAGTCATTTACGTTCTCCTTAGGTCTTTAATGAACCGTGTGACCTCTTGGGTCAGGTACTTTTGTGCCCTGGTGTCATGGCGGACTGATTCTGCCAAGTCCCACATCACCGATCCTCTTTTGTGATTCAAGAGGTGTTCGTAGATTGGGGTTGGATAAGCATCCGGAGCAGAAGGATTTGCAACAATGTCCACAGTGATGATTTCAAAATTACTGACATCCCCATCTCCGTCCACGTCACCGCTGCCTCTAGAACTAACACCAAGCTTCACATTGCTTCCTAGCAATGTCTTGCATACGTTACCCATTGGAGTAGGTAACAATTTCAATTTACCAATGCCATCGTTGCCGTTCATTGTGATTTCTGTGATCACATGGCTGACTCTGTCCAAGTTGATGTTCAAATCAGTTGGGTGATCCAATTCTCCTAGAATCGAAAACCCCTTCTTTATCTTTTCTTGAAGACTCTGAACTGCGTTTGAAATTTCATTTACTGGATAGACACGTTGGTTTTGGTTGCGGACCCCGCCTTGAATAAAAATACCCTTCATATATAGGTCCTTGCCACCGTGGCCGTCATCAACGGCCTCAGTGATAATTTCTGCCCTATTTGGGTCTAGTATTTCTCTAAGCGGTTTCAACATTACATTAAGCTTTTACCGTTTGCCGTATCTTTGGATTTGGCTGGCTTAGCAGTCTGTAGTTTTGTTGCATGGTCTTGTGGTTTACGAGTGCTCATGTTCTTTACAGTTGGGGTACTGGAACCTTTTTCTTCGGAACGCGGATATGTTGGTGCTTTACGCTGTGCATCGCCTTTGATTGGTTTTACAGTGGAAGCAACACGATCAGAAGTGTTTGAAGGCGTAGCAACTTTTGCAAGTACAATGCTTTCTGCCATTGGATCTTCGTCGTCCATTTCATCGGCACCAAATTCAAACTCTTCATCAGAATCCATATCATCGTCAGAAGCATCATAGTCATACTCGCTGTCGTCGAAATCGTCTGACATGTCGTCTGTCTCATCGCCGTCTGTCTCGCCCATCATTTCGTCGAATACAGCGCGAAGTTCAGCAATTGCATCCTCAACATTCATGATTGCATCAGCTGGGTCTGCCATTGCATCGTCGGACATCGGGTCAGTGTCCATCATTTCATCATCGCCCATCATTTCACCGTCGGGCATCATGTGACTATCATCTGACATATCATCATCGTCTGACTCTGACATTTCTTCCGTGTCAAGCTCTGAATCCATTTCATCAAGGTCATATTCAGACCCATCAGTGAAGTCATCGGACATATCAATGTCGTCTTCGTCTTCATCAAATGCATAATCTTCATTTAACTTCTTGGCATAGATAGCGCGGGCCTTTTCAACAAAGACATCATGGATTAGATCAGATGCTTTGGTTTTGTCACCGTTAACTACATACTCAAGTAGTTTTTCCAGTTTTACTCTACTCATTGGTTTTGTCTCCTATTAACTATTGACTATCATTTCAAATGACAGTAATGCTGTTTTGTATGCGTTTATTTATAGTTTAAGGTAATTACGCATACAAAACGTATAAAAATCATGTTTTCTTTGATTAAAACATGGGTGATTCGTCACCTTGATCAGAACTTCCATAAATTTTACTCAATCTATCTTTTCTGAGCTCGGTTTCCAGTTTATCCAATTCACGTTTTTTCCTCAATTTATTCAAATGACGTAGTGTCAACTTGATTTTTCTTGAACGTTTAAGTGTTTGTCGATTGAAATTATCGTCTTGGGCATCATACATCTCTGTCACAATATTTCTCATATTTCGTCGTCTCCTGTATTGTCTGTATTAACTCCGCCCAATGGAGAGACATCAGCTGACATATTGTCAGTGCCGTCTTCCATTTCCCCCATATCAAAGTCGTCATCTCCCATATCAAAGTCTCCTGATTTGATACCAACATCTGACAGTCCAATGTCTTGATCAGAGTTTGATTCGGCGCCACCTGTCGACAGTGGATTCTCTTCAAGATACATTCTTTCATTTTCAAGAATTTCTTCTTTGGACAGGCCAAGATATTTTTGTAGTATGAATCTCTTGCTCAAATATGCAGAACCTTCCATTTGATTGAATAGGCTGGCGCGGGATCCGTCTAATTCAATCTGTCTATAGTCACTGAAGCTTTGTGGTTCTGTAAATCGTATATCAAAGGAACTAGCATCAATTGTGAGTCCTTTGTTTTTCATGAACAGCTTGAATTCTCTATCGAGTGTGGGCTGCATGGAATTTTGCAGTCTCTGGCAATATACGTTGAATCTGAATTCTTGAATGAATGCTGACCCCACTCTACCATCTGAGTATGATGCCCCTGCATCGCCTTGCGTCATGGGCATGTAACTGGATGGTATTCTCAAGGCGCGCATCAGCTTGTCAGTGAAGAATGTAAGGTCACCGATTTCACCAAGACCATCACCTCCAGGCAGAGTTTCAACTTTGGATCCTCTCCCATCCGAATTTTGTGCAAAGAAATAATCTTCCAACATCGACATCGGATTATATTGTGCGTCCAGTACGTTGGATCCTCCACCTGACTTGTTTGGTATTCTTTTTTGATGAACTTCCATTTTTATTTTTTCAAGGAATGCACCGGCTTTATGTGGTGGCATTTCGCCAACGTCAATATAGAACACTCTGCGTTCTGGTGCTCGCTGTACTCGATAAATGATGATGGCATCTTCCAGTAATTCTTTTTGCTTGTATGTTTTGAACAATGGGTCCAATATACTGTTGCCAAATGGCCAATTTGCATCCATTCCTTCAGTCAAGGCAATATGTACCACATCCTTGGCATCAATTGAAAGTTCTTGATTGGGGGTTGCATTCAAATGACCACCGTATTGAGTGTTGACAGTTCGATTAGTGGGTGTGGAAAATTGGCCACCTTGAAATCCACCTGTGGTTCTATCAATTCCAATTGGTGTAGTAGCGGTCTTGTTACCAATATTCAAGTCAACGTTTCTAATGACATACTGTACAATGTCCTTGCCTTCGCTTTCATTGATTACTGCTCCTGTAACATCCTGAGGATTCACATACATCAATTCCCAAGTGTCAGGATCTCTAATAAATGGTTGGTCACCATATTTCACTACGTTCCTGAATGTCTTGAAAATACGACGATCCCACTCGTTGATATTACACCATTGTCTCAGTGTCTGTTGTATAACCTGAGACTCTGAGTCAGTGGGATCGTCTTTGAATACCACTTTGAACGGTGATGCTGTTTCTTCATCAATCTGAGTAGAGAATTCAGCAATAGTATCCAGCGCCATGTTGATTTCGCTGTCCATGTCCATTTGATCATATTGCATATATCGTTCAACCCGATTGGGCATACCAGTATATACTTCTGGTAGCCAACTCTGAAATTTACTCGTTGAACTGTTGTTTCCCAGAGGTGAGCCTGATTGTGAGTTCTCACCTGGTTGGTAAACCTTGAAATGTTTCTTCCATCCCATGTGGGGTTATCCTTGTATTTTATCTAATATACTGTTAGTTATCAGTCCTGTTCAGCCACTGTTCTGGATATTTTACGCAGATGTGTTTCCATCTGCAGAAAAGTTTTCATCATGTCTGCTGTTTCCGGTGACGGTTTTTGTGAATTTCCGTTACCCTGTATGAGTGGTGCGGGAACTGGTGACAGTGTGCTTGTTGGGTTTGATTTCATTTCTTCTATGGTTGGCGTAAGCTTTGAACTCATACTATCTCTAAAAATAGGATTAAGCATGGGGCCCATTCCGGTATCATAATTAGTACCTGCAACCAAGTTTTTAAACATAGCCTGCATGTTAATAGGGGCTGATAATAATTCATCTGTATGAGTTGTGCCCATTATGTCATCGGCAAAGTTCATTGCTAGACGATTTAGGTCTCCCAGTGACAATAACATATCCAAAGTCGATACAGCCGACTCCATGATTCCGAGCCCGGCACGTTCAACGTAACCATACTCATTATAATCGTCATCCATCATACCGGATCCCGCCCCCAAAGCCAAACTGATCGGCAAAGCCGCTTTGCCTAATAGGTTTCCAATCTTTCCAAACCTTCCTGGAGGCGGTGGGCCGCCAGGTGGCGGCAGTGGCGGCGGCCCACCGCCAGGTGGTAGTGGTGGTGGCGGACGGCCACCAGGTGGCACAATAGGGGGTCTCAGATTGGCAATACTTTTCCACAAGGCAATGCCAGCCACTCCTAGACTAACGGCGGATATCATAGCTTGAAATGAAACAAGTCCCACGACGGTGGCCTGCAATTCTGTATTCATATCACCCCATGTGTCCTTGAGTCCGTCAAACAGGGCGATATCATCAAAGTTTTCACCAATTATTTGCAGGGCCTGTGTTATTCCAGTCGCTGCGACTGATATTCCATCTGCATCCACTGTAGAGATTGATTTGGTTAATTCTTCAAGAGTTTGAATAATTGATGCATTAAAGTTATTCAAGGCAGTTTCCAGCGCAGCGGGCATACCGGCCACTTTGGTAACTTCGGAATCAATTGCTGTTTTCTTGTCACTCATAAATTGATCAATATCCGTCGTGGAGTTCAAAACTCCACGCAATGCATTGGTCATTGACAGAAGTTTAGTGGCAACTTCCGAACCCACATAGCTTTGCGACTGTAGGATGTTACTGTCATCATCCAATTGTGATAGTCTACTTTGAACTAATTTCAAAATCTCTATGTTCAATTGTCCAGAATCCATCGTGGCAAAATTACTTTCCACTAATCCTCTCACATCCGTTATCAATTGACCCATTTCGGCGCCACCAAAGTTTTCCAATTCCAGAAGTTCATTGGAGGGGAGGCCTGACCCGATGCTTTTAATTATCTCTTGCATGATATTCGACCCGGCGTCACCAAGCATACCGCCCAATTCAGTGATACCCAACAGTGATTCACTAGCCTTTGCTCCAAATTGAGTGTCAATTGACGCCAAAATAGATCCAATCAGTGGGTCATTGGCCGCAGTGGTTTTATTTCGCAACATCTCTCGTCGGTCTTGTCCGGTTAAATCTGCCATGGCGGTTGTTTCATAAAGTAATTTGGACATACCAGATGACAATGCATTTTGTATCTCAACGGCAGATTGTCCACTCAGTCTTCTCAATTCAATTTCTGCCAATATCACTTCATTGAGGTCTGTTCTATTCATGCCGAAGTTGCCAGCATCCAGTTGCTGATTATAAATCTCATTACTGAGATTGGCAAAGGTGATCATGGAATCTTGTGTACCAATCCCCAATGCTTTAAGTGATTGAGTATTTGACTTTACCATGTTGCCAAATTCCTCCAACCCCATACCCGCCGCGGCGGACATGTTTCTTAATTCAGTAAGTGACATACCAAACCCGGCCCCAGTGTCTGCGATATTAGTAATGCCATGGGCGAATGATTGAATTACTCCAACAGCAGCGCCAGCCGCGCCCCCTAGACCAACTATGTTACCAGCCGCCCTAGCAAACCCCTGAAGGTCGCCACCAAATACTGCCTTGACGGTGTCATTGATATTGCGGGAAATGGTGCGGGCAGACCGCTCAACTGCATTCACTATATCTTTCTGACCATAAGTATATACGTCTAATACACTTATAAACTTGCCCAATATACCATTGGTTTTTTTATTGGATTCCTCAATATCAGCAGTGAGATCTGATGTTTTTTTATTATCACTGGATATCTTGTCAAGAATATCTTTGGATATGCCTTGACTCTTGGCCATTTCCCTGAATAATTTATTGGATTCTTTTTGTGATCCCACTAGTTCCAGGAGTGTATCTTCAGTTGCCCAGTAAAATGCATTCAGAATAGTACCATCTGGTAACGGGATACGAATGGTTTCTGTCATGATATCACTCCAATAAATAAGTACAGTTATTTAGCCATGGAACCAACAGTTCCATGCCATATTCAAGGAAATATCATAATATGACAGACTCAGAGGTAAATCCACTTGCCAAATTATATCGTAAAAAATCCATATGGTTAAGTCTACCGTCGGGAGGTAATTATTACCCCAGTGGTATTGATCTCAGTGTGGATGGTGAAATAGGTATCAAACCCATGACAGTCAAAGATGAAATCGTACTCAAGACGCCAGATGCGCTGTTCAACGGCGAAGCCTTGGTGAGTATATTTCAATCATGTATACCTGACATCAAAAATCCAAGAGAAATACCAGCATGCGATGCTGATGTCATGCTGATTGGCATCAGGGCTGCAAGCGACAGCAAAATGTCCGCACAATCAAAATGTCCAAAGTGTGAAAAAGAACATGAATATACCATTGACTTGATTGGACTACTGTCATCGTCTGTGAAGTCTCCAATATCCAATCAAGTCCATCTGGATGACTCAGTAACAGTGAATTGCCAACCGCATACCCTGGATATACAACTCAAATTGAATATTCAGAAGTTTCATCAAATCAGATTACAACATCTGTCCAGCACTCAGACTGATCTGACAGATGAACAACGAGAAGAAATGTTTAAGGATTCATTCAATAAATCAATTGCCATAACAATTGAAAGTACTGTCAAGAGTATCCAATCAGTACTGATTGGCGATGATACAGTAGTGGCCAATGACGAGTTTATTAAGGATTGGTTGGACGATTTGGACAGAATAAGTTACAAGAAGATCAAAGACAAAGTTCTTGAACTCAATCAAGATGGTTTGGATAAATCAATATCAGTAACATGTGCTGGGTGTCAACATGAATACGTCACGCAAATGGATCTTAACCCTGCAAATTTTTTCTAAATAGAGCAGCCAGATTATCTCACAGTGAACTAAAGGCACTCACTGATGACATGGCTGCTCAAGCCGACTCCATAGAGAATCAACTGTTTGAATTAGTATTATATTCAAATGGGGGGTTTGGTCTGGATGATTTATTATCAATGACCACTAATCAACTGTCAAGAATGCAACCTATATTGATCGAAAAGATCAAACAGGACCGTGGCATTAAACAGGATGCTCAGTTGTGAAAATCTAAACATGGGCTCTGCCGCCGCTCTATATAGTTTCTACTGTGCTCTTCAATCTATTTCAGTTACTCTTCGAGTACTCTGTATATTAAGACAATCATTCAATCACTTCGTTCTTTCTTCTTAGTCTTAATATATTTTTCTTATTCTATCTATTGTTTCTATTATATTCTTCTATTGTAGTATTCTATAGTATAAGTCTAATGGTTAACATTATAGGCATTCCAAGAGCTTACTCACACTTAGCCTGATTAAGGCCAAGAAGATTAGATGACTTTCCAGTCGCCCGAATCACACTACCATAGATGAACCCAGTTAATACGTCGGGAAAGGGCGGTTGTGCGGTACCCTTTTATCATCTGTCTTATATAACAACGCAGAAGCATATTGCAATGGTAATCTACTTTATGCTTCTTGCAGGATTCAAGTGTCAGAAGAGCCTGCTCTTTTTGGGGAGGCTAATCCCCGAACGTTTAAGCCAATTTTACGTGTATGTATTTGCTTAGCCATGTCACACACCACTCCACTGGCTACGAGCATTACCCCGGCTAGATTTTGGTGGACTTTCGTCAATAAGGTGACTTATGTATCGTATATCTTAATATAGTAATTTATATAGAAAAAACAAGTACCTGTCAAGACTTATTTGATTTATCTTCAAATGATTTTTTCAATTGGTCAAAACTGGATTTCCCATAGTAATCTTCGAAAAGAATCTGA